ACCCAGGGCCACGTGCGGCCATGCCAGACGGCGCGGGTGAACAGCTCAAACGGCAGCGTCGTCACCACCTCACCCGCGATCAGCGCGCCCCGCATCACGGCGGCGTAGATCGGCTGCATCTGCATCGACGCGCGCCGTCCATGCTTGACGCGCCATGCGTCGCGGGCCTGCAGCTCGCCTTGGCGCATGCTTGAGTAGTTCGCTTCACGGAGGTCGCCCGTCAGCGAGACGTAGGTGACACCCAACGCCGACGCGACTTCGTGCACGATCTTGCTGTAGATCTCGCCATACTGCGCGCCCGGTGCGCCCGGCTCCCAGCTCGTGAACTTGGCGCCCGCCGGCAACTGCTCGATGACGCCAGACGAGGCGTCCATCGTCGCATAATTCTGCCCCGCGTCGGCTTCCAGCGTGTCGCCGTCGATGCTCGTCTCGATGAAGCCCATCTTGCAGGCACTGGCGCGATGCTGCGCGACCACGGCCTCCTGCAGCTTGTTCAAGTCGTTACAGCGCGCCAGCACGGACGCGAGCGGCGTGACACCGCGCACCCCGTCGCCGTGCGTGTCGATGACAAGATCCGCGGCGTCGACGCGTCGGCGTGTGATGGCGCCGTAGATCGGCACGTCAGACTTGCGATGCGATAGCACGTGGTACGCCACCGCGCGCCCGTCGCGGTTCAGCTCCACGCCGCGATAGATCGCTGGCTGCCCGCCACCGCGCGCCATGCTGTACTCGTAGTCGATCAGATCCGCGTCGATCTTGCGGAGCTTCACGCCGTACAGGAATCGCCGGTCGCGCACGATCTCAATCGCGGCCTCGCCGTCGATCGCCATCCGCTGCTCAAACCAGTGGAACACGTTGTCAAGCGACCCGCCGGCAATGTCGCAGTCGGCAGCCCACCGGTAATAGATCGCCTCGTTCGCGGTGGCTTGCGGCGCGTTGATCGTGTCGCCACGGGTCAGCGGCGGTGCGGCCTGCAGTGTGATGCCGTTCGGACCCCACACGTTCTCGATGCACACGCGGGCGTAGCGGGCGACCAGTGGCGCCGACAGCTCCAGTTCGCGCGCCTGCTTGCGGATCAGCAGCACGTCGCCGCGAGCGATGGCGTGCGCCACGTTGCCCGCGTCGGTCGTGTTGCGGCCCAGCAGATCACCGATGACCTCCCACGACCGACGCATCGGCTTGCGCCAGGTGTCGCGGCGGGCGGTCGTGACCGGATCGCGGAACGCCGCCAGCACGCGGCCCATGCGGCTCATCGGATCACGCCGGCGAAGGTCGGGAACACCATCCGGACCGGCGGCAAGCGCCCGCCGTTCTGTTCGCGGCTCAGTTCACGGCGCGCGGCACGGAGCGATGACTCGACTTCGGCCAGCTTGCGGCGCGTGGCCTGTCGGTCGCCAATCGTGTACGCGTCGAGCGAGTCAGCGGCCAGCCGTTCGCGCTGCGCTTCGAGCAGGGCGACCATGCGGGCGGCGTGACTTGCCGTGCCGCTGCCAGTGCCAAGCGCCGACACGGCGACGCTGGTGAGCGTCCCGGCGGCAATCGTGAGCACCTGGCCGCTGCCGTACGTCGCGCGGGCCATGTAGCGGAGCAATCCGGCGCCGAGTCGCTGCGTCTGCTCGTCGGTGACGGTGACGATCCACGCCGTGCCGTCGGCGACGCCGAGCACGTCGATGGTACCGGACGGTGACGAGACGCGCACGGACAGCGTGGCATCAGCCGGCGACGCGTCGGACGACACGAGTCGCCACGTCAGCGTATCGCCCTGCATGATCGACGCGGGTGGCGTCGCCGTCATCGTGGGAGGCATGGACGGAACCTGTCCAGACTCCGCACGCGCCCCTAGCGTCTCAGCGTGTGACTATTCGACAATCTGTCAGTTACGCCGCAATCCGTCGCGACCAGTACAGCCGATAGACATTCTCGCCGCCGTTCGGTCGGGTCTTCATCTCAAGGTAGCCGAGCGTCACGAGCGCCGTCAGCTTCTGTGCGTCGCGTTCCGGCAAGGCGCTGCGCTTGATCGGGCGGAACTCCTGCACGTCCAAGTGCAGCGCGCACCAGTCGTACATCCGGCGCGTCGTGCCGGTGACATCGGGATCGCGCATGGCGTCGTGATAGGCGGGCAGCGTGATCATCGGCAGAGCATCCGCTGAAGGTCTACCACCATTTCAGGCGTCGGAGGATTGCTCACGGCGCCCGTCCACGGATCAACCCAGCGCGGGCCGGCACGCCGTGCGCAATTCTGCAAAAACGCTGACATCATGCGGCCGCGCGCGTCCAGCTGCTTTTTCGTCTGTCGCTTGTTCATCGGCGGTTGCTCATGAATCCTCGCTGCTTGGTTGGACGGCGCAACGCACGCTGCACGGCAGCGGCTACCGGGTCGTACGCGGGCGGGAGGGGTGCGGATGGCGTGTCGTCAGCCTGCGGGACGGGTGCAGCGCGCGCTGCCGCCAGTGCGGGCAGGCTGTTGATCAGCCGCACGCCGCGTGCGTGGAGCGCGCCCAGCGCGTACTGGAACATGTCGAGCATCTCGTTGCGCATGCCGGGCCGCAATCGCCACACTTTGCGCGGGCGCCCGTTGACGATCGTCAGTCGCTTTTCTTCGGCGGTCAATTGCGCGAAGCTCTCGGCGTCGATGCCATCGGAAAACACCACGCCTTTCGGCCCGTCAGGGTCTGCGCGGAATCGCGCGTCGATGGAGTCTTTGGTCACGTGTGAGCCGATCAGCCACGGGTTGCGGACGCCCTTGCGGCCCTTGCTCGATGGCTCCGAGATGATCGACCCGCGATCCTCCATGCCCTTGACGCCAAACGCGTGCACGCGCCGCGCGCGCAGCATGTCCACGATGGCCCACGCCACTTCCGGCCGGTAGCCCGTGTCGATGCAGACCGACGACGGGACCATGCCGGATCGCGGGCGCAGGATCGCGGCCACCACGTCGTTCAGCGTCTCCTGGCTGTCGATCGCGCCGAAGATCCGCTCGGGTGGCAGCATGGCGCAGCGTTCACCCGCGCCGAAGCCGACCGGCAACAGCTCGAAGCGATCGGCCTGCACGTCACAGCCGACGGTGACAGCCCCGACCCACGACGGCAACTCGCCCATCGGCTCGGCGCGCGCCATCAGGCCGGTGGCGCTGATCCGCTCGGATGGCGGGGCGAATGGCAGGCCGACGACGGTGTTGATGAACACGCGCAGGGTGTCCATGCTCGACTTCGCGACCTGGAACATGCGCAGCACGTCCGGCCACGACAGCCACGGCGACAGCAGCCCGTCGATATGGAATCCGGCGCGGCCCTGCACCTCGGGCACGCTGGCGATCCACTGCCCGCCCGTGTCCATCGCCTGCTTATCCGCGTCCGTGTGCGCCGTGCCGCAATGCGGGCAGGCGTAGAACGCCGTCTCGGGGCGCCATTCGCCGTCGGCGCCCTTGTCGCAGCGCAGGAGATATTCGCCATCCTCGTCGCGCCAGTCGAGCGGGAACCGCTCCGGGCAGGCCTTGCACTGCACGTGCCGGCGCCGCATGTCGGTCGTCTCAAGCAGCGACGTGATGCGACAGGTGCCCTCTTCTCCCGGCGAGCTGCCGGCGATCACCGTCCGGTTCCAGAACGTGCGCGTGCGTGTTTCCGCCAACGCGAACGGGTCGCCTTCCTTGCCCGCGGACGCCGGCCATCGACCCACCTCGTCGGCCAGCACGCGACGCACCGGCCGCGACGCAAGCCCGCCCGGTGAGTTCGCGCCCTGCATCGCGAGCCACCCGCCAGGGAACCCGAAGAATTGCAGCGTATCGTCCGACTCGCGACGGCCTGACGCCTCACCGGTCAACGCGCGCAGGAGCGGCGTGTCGCGGATCATCGGCTTAAGCCGTTCTTTCGTCCACGCCTTCGCGAGATCCACCGTCGGCTGAATCATCAGCATCCCCGACGGGTCGGCCACGGCACAGAACGCGATAAAGCTGTTGAGGAGCTCCGTGTACCCGGTCTGCGACGGTTTGCGGATCACGACCGTTTCGTACTCGAGCGACCCCATCGCGTCGGCGATCTCGCGCAGGTACGGCGCCCGCGCGAAGCTGTAGCGGCCCGGCTCTGCCGCTGTCTCGGTGGAGAGGTAGCGGTGGCGCTCAATCCACTGCGAGGGCGTCAGACGGGGCGCTGGGGCGAACCGTCGGCGTCGACTGCCGGCCACGGCGCGGCGCATCCGGTCAGCGTCGGCGGGGCGCATGGCGCAGAGCGTCGCCACCGCGCTGGTGAGCAGCACGTCAGCCCGCGTCATCGTCCCCCTGCATCTCGGTCAGCGTCCCGTCGGCCACGTCGGCCAGCAGCGATTGCGCGACAGCCATCGTGCACCCGGTGCGATCCACGACCAGCCGGGCGAAACGCGACGGCAGCGACACCAGCGCCGCCCGCATCGCGTCGTGCTCGTCGGCCACGGCCCGGTCAAATGCCTGGAATGGCAGCAGCTCGTCCCGCGCTTTCGCGACCTCGATCTCCACGCGGTCCGCTTCGGCCTTGAGCTTGCGGATCTGCTCGGCCTCTTTGTCGAGCGGGGTAACACTGGCTCGGGCTTGCGCGAGTCGCCAGTCGACCACCTGCGACAGCACGTAGGC